GCCAAAAACTCCTCAACCTCCATGTTGCACCACAGTTCCAAACTCATGGGCAAACCTTCTGAAAAAGTCTTTAAACCCTCTGCCCCAAACAAAGCACACGGCTCAAGACTAGGCATCGACTTGCAATGCGCCTGAACCTCTTTTAACTGCCGGTAAAACGAGGTCCGCTTGCCTGACTTGCCAAACACAGACTTGCTATGCATGTGAACGTCAGTGCAACCGCCATGACCCTGATTGCTAACCTCAGCAAACACCTTGCCATCTACCCAAAGATTGGCAGTGAAGCACAATGTCTCTTCAGACATCCACTCAGTGTACTTAATCGATTTTAATTCCAACTTCATGACTGTGCCTCCAAATCAAAACGGTTGCGGACGTTCTCTAGACACTGAACAATATCATCAGCCCAACTAACACCATCACCCTCATCGTGAACATTCTGTAGTGCCGCAAACAACGAAAGCTGATCAGCAGTCAATGCGTCCTGCCCCATGGACAGCGCAACCCTGTCACGAACACGGCTGTCACACGCGTTGTCCACACCAACGTTCTCAATTTCTTGGCTGTAATGCTCGTCAGAAATAAAGGCACCGACAGCGCACATGCCGCCGACACCGTCACGGTACATGCAGGAACTTGCCTTCATGCATGGTTCTTCCATTGACAGAAGGTGCTCGGAAGCTTTGTTAAAGATGGCTTGAAGTTTCATAGTAGTAGTCTCCTGTAAAAATGTTGAGTGCCTGCACCATAACGCCAACATACGAGACATGTCAACAAGGTTAACAAACAAGGGCCAAATGTTAACTTTTAAATAAACAAGAAAAGGTTGGTAACTTATCCGGCCAAGGTTAACAAACAAGGGGTAAACGTTAACTTTCACATAAACAAGAAAAGGTTGGTAACTTATCCGGCCAAAGTCGCGCTGGAGATTATTTCGCGGCGGGGCCTGTTTACGCTGTTTACACATTCTGGCTAGATTTTTTGATTTTTTTTTTTTTTGAGTGGGTTGGCCTGTAAACAGCGTAAACAGCGTAAACGGCCCCTTCTTTATATGACACCTTTGGTTTACACCTGTTTACAAAAGGTAATGTTTGTTTACAGAATTTCGCTGTAATTATAGGGGCCAGTTGTTGCTTGGTTGGGACGATCTCTGATATAGCTGTAAACAGCGTAAACATAGTGTAAACGGGAAACGGGGTCCAAATGTCCAACGAAGAACGCTCTTTGACCAATCGACAAATGACTTTTGCACAGAAGATTGTCGAGGGTCTGTATTCTAATGCAGAATGCGCCAGACTTGCAGGGTTCTCTACTAACGTGGCCGCTAAGCAAGCCTCTGTCCTGCTAAACGGGCGAGACTATCCCCATGTGGTCGAGCACATACAACAGTTGAGAGAAGAACGAGAAAGGCGGTACGGGGTGACCACAATCGGGCAGCTTGAACGGCTGTCGAACCTATCCAATGGAGCCGAAGAGGCCGGCCAGTTTTCGGCAGCGATCAACGCCGAGAAGATCCGCTCCGCTTTAGGTGGCCTGACTATAGACCGGCGCGAGAACATCAACACTTTGGATCAGTTGTCCCGCGATGAGATCACGGCCCGTCTGGCTTTGCTACAAAAACAATACCCCCAAGTGTTCCAGATTGAGGGCGATTATAAGGATGTGACCGATGAGCAGAGGACCAGAGTCGAACTTTTGGCAGACGATAAGGCAGAACTTACCTGAAAAATGTTTCGCCACACGTATAGAAAACGTCTCCGGTGGCGGGGTTCCGGATGCTCATTTTGTTTGGGATGGGCTGTCGTTTTGGTTTGAATTGAAGGTAAGTAAAAGCAACGCAGTAAATCTACGACCTCATCAGGTGGCGTGGAACATGGCATATTGGGTGAGAGGTGGCGCGAATTTCATCTTGGTAAAACGAGCCAAGGAGCGCGACTTACTTTTATTTGACGGTGATCAGGGGCCTTTGTTAGCTCAGGGAGGCATCTCTGCGGCCCCGCATCGTGTCTTTGACACCCCTGCGGCCCTGTTTGTGGCCCTGCGCCCTGTCTTGATAGACAGGTACTGCGGCTTTGGCCTCTACTAAGACCATGTGCGGCCCTGCGCCTCTGCGCCCTGCGTCCCTGCGCCTCTGCGCCCTGCGTCCAGAAGTCGGGGTTCGATTTTACCTCTTGCTCAATTTGGTCCGCAAGATTTTGGGCGGCTTCATAATCCATAACAATTCCTTTCCAATGATTAAAAGCGGCCGGTGCATCCGGCCGCTTGATTGACTTATCTTCAATGTTCTACAATGGCAATTGATTTTGCTTTAGTGGATCCTTTGCAAAGCTTGCAAGCGGTACACTGAACACGCCGGCCGGCCTCTTTTGACGCGGGGCAAAGGGTTTCGTTCTTCCGGTCCAGATCCCCTAGATTGATCAGAACGCGAAACGTTCGCCGCCCTGCGGCCCAATGGTCCTTGGCTTGTTCATGCGTGTCCGCGCTTTGCATTGCCACATCGGGGCGCCATCCGCTTTGGTGGCTATATGCGGTCCATGTGTCGCATTCACTCAACAGATCCTCCCAAACACCGGCCGGCACGGCCGCGGGGTCGCCGTAAGTTCCGACACGTACAAACCGGCCGCGTCCCATTTCGTTTGCCGGACCGTCTGCATATACGCCACGTTGAAAAGCTTTCCAAACAATCAAGACACCTTGCCCAAGGTTAACATAACATTTGCGTTTCTTGGCTTGTTTACGCACCGGATCCGTTGTTGGTTCCCCCCGCATGATACAATTGCCGCATATAGTAAAGTCTGCACCGGTTTTGCTTGCTTCAAGTGGGTTGATATCTCGACACAAGATATAGGTTTGAACTACCGCGCCGGTCCTTTTATTCCGATTAGAATAGGTCGCGACAACAACGATAGGCTTGCCATCCAATAGGCTCGGCCCGTTGTAGATGATTGCGGATTTCATAAAGTATTCCTTCCATGTTTGAACAAGTAAACAATAACACAACAACAAGTAACCAACAACAAGATATTTTTCTATTATCCCTGCGGCCCTGCGGACCCGCCGGCGCCCTGCGGCCCTGCGGATCTGCCGGCGCCGTTGTTGTTTGATATGTCTAGCCCTGCGGCCCTGCGGATCTGCCGGCGCCCTGCGGCCCTGCGGATCTGCCGGCGCCCTGCGGCCCTGCGGCCCTGCGGATCTGCCGGCGCCGGCCCTGGCCCTGGCCTCGTTTCATCCGTGGCGCCGGCCCTTAGTTGATGTGTCAAAACAACAACGGCCGGCCCCTGGGGGCCGGCCGCTGGAGTTAAAATTTCTGGTAGATCAAGTATAGTGATCGAGCCAATCGGTGTCTGCTAAGATCAATTCCGAATTGTCTCGGATGTCTTTTGCATAACCGTCTCCCAGTTCAAAGCCCATTGAATGCGGTCCTTTGGTCGCGAGAAACCAACGCGCGTATATGTCTTTTGCTTCAGACTTAGGCATTTTATATGTCTTCAATACGCGATACTCAAAGGGGCCTTGCTTATAGATCGCGTAGGGCTTTTCTTGGGCGCGTGTCTTTCCAAATGGGTTCGGCATAACAATGTTTCCTATTTGTTGTTTAGTTGTTGACCTGGAGCCGGCCGGTGGATCCGGCCGGCTCTATCTTTTACGTGACGTCTAAGGCGTCAATTGCTTTTGAGATCTTAGCGTTGACCTTGTTGTCCGCATATCCGCCGGTGTAATCTTGTTGCATCCGGATCAATCGACGTGTCAACTTGCGCTTAACATCGTCGTGTATCTTACTGCGGATATGCAAGGCGCTAAGCCCCTCGATCAACATCATTACCTCGATATACTCTAGTTTAATCCTCATCTGTCTCATCCTTATAAATGGTTGAAAGAGCGGCCGGTGGATCCGGCCGCTCTATATGATTAGGTCGCTGCGAATTTCTTGACCGTTACAGACGTGGCGTATTTCTGCCAAACTGTCGGCCGGTTCTCTTTCCACCATTTCAGCGATGGTGCGCCCTGCCGAATAGACACGGTCCAGACTGCCCAACCATTAGATACAGCATCAACTCGGAGCGCATCGCGCTCTTTAGTTAATTCCTTGATCTTGCTTTCGAGTGTCGAGATCTTGCCTAGTGTTTCAAGCTTATTCATTTTCGAGATCCTTGGTTAAGATAGCGTGATTGCTATAATGAATTATAGATCAGGCATTCAACATGCCGTCAATACTAAAACGACAATCAAACCGGTCTAATTTAAATTAATCTGCAGGATCTGTAGGATCCACCGGCCGGCCGGCCGTGTCTATCTGCAGGATCTGCAGGCCGGCGCCGGCCGTGCTTAGGGGTAACTTGACGCTATCCGGCTCATAATCCGCCAGAACAGCGAGGGGCACCCCCCATATTTGGCCCAGGGATTGCTCCCCAACGCGCTGGTGTATTGGTCTGGTAAATTCATTCGTGTATAAATTCATTAGGCCCTATTGGCCCCCCTAAAAATTGCGGGTATATTTTCATTTGGGTTTACTATATTGTACCGTCAACAGGTAGCGAGGCGCGATGTCCGTAGATACAGCATATAAGTTAGCGGGAGAGCAGATTGGTTTAAACGAGACTGATCAGAAGGCCGCGTTGATGGATTATTTATCCACGGGCGGTGTAAACATTGACCCTGCTGAACGTGCGTGGTGCGCGGATTTTGTTAATGCGACATTGACTCAGTCTGGTGTTTCGGGTGCTCCATCTAGTGGCCGAGCGCGTGATTTTTTAGAGTTTGGAGATCCTGTTGATTCTCCAGAGCAGGGTGATTTGGCTGTTTTTTGGCGCGGTGCTCTTGGTCCTTTGGGTAACAAGGGTCATGTTGGATTTTTTGACGGGTATGATGAAGACGGCAACATCATGGTTTTGGGTGGGAATCAGGGTGACAGTGTAAGTCGCAAGTCTTATTCGAAGCATCGGTTATTGGGTTTTCGCAGTTACGACAGTGCATCGGGTCAGAAGCAGGCTACGGGGATAGAGGAGTTATCTCCTGCACCGGACGAAAGTTTGGCTGGGGAGTCTCCGTCTCCGTTACTTACGCAGTCTGCTCAGCCTGCATCGGATTTCAATACTATTAATGACGGTATACGTGATTTGCTTGGCACTAAGAGTTTCACTCAGGCTAGGGGCACTCCGCCACCTAGTGGTAGGTTTGGTCGCAAGGGTGACATGAGTCCTTTGAGCAGTTTGCCTGTTCCTGGTTTAGGGTCTATATCTACTTATTCAACACCTGGCGGCATTGATACATTACAAAGAGGAAGATAGAATCATGAGTTGGTTAAGTGACACTTGGGATGAGGTTACGTCTGGTGGCGCGGCGGAAACCGAGACTTATAACGGCAGTTCTAGTTCTAGCAATAAGAGTAACAATAGCAGTTCTAGTGGTGGTGGTGGCAGTTCTAGTGGTGGCAGTTCTAGTGGTGGCAGTTCTAGTGGTGGCAGTTCTAGTGGTGGCGGCAGTAAGAATACTGTTCCCACCAATCAGGACCGGATTAATGAGATTTACGCCTCCACCGATGATCCTTGGGACACGTATGGAGCTGAGCTGAACGATTTACTTTCTGCCGGCCGCAGTAGTACTTACACCGGTGCCACTAGTAGTGGTGGTGGTAACTCCACTGTCATTAACCGCGGCACCACTAGTGGTGGGAGTACATCCAGTGGCGGCAGTACATCCAGTGGCGGCAGTACATCTAGCGGTGGTCGTACATCTAGTGGCGGTTCTTCGAGCCAGACCACGAGGAAGGCTCAAGTTAATCGGAACGGCAAGAAGGTTGACGTTGACGTTCTTGGTCAGGTTAGTGCCAACGGCCAGTACGCTGGTGATGGGTTTGAGTGGACTCAGAATGACAACACCAATGCTTTAAGTCGTGTGTACACGGGAGCGGGTAAGGGCAACGGTTTAGGCAGTGCTGTTGTTCAGGCGGGTAGTGCTGACAGTACTTTGAAGGAGACGATTGCGGGGATTTCTTTAAACGAGGGTAGTTCGTTTGCTGGTGCCAAGTCTTCGGCTACTGACGGTAGTTTCTTTGACATGTTCAAGCCGGAGGGTGAGCGGAAGAGTTCTGGTTCTTACGCTGAACAGGTTGGGAATACTAATTACAAGCCTTCGTTGGGTGTTTTGGAGTCTTCATCTTCTCCGGGGTCTTTTGGGGATGCATTTGCAGATGCGCGTAAGAGTGGCAAGGACGTATTTGATTACAATGGTTCTTCTTTCAACACTCAGCTAGCACCGGAGCCTCGTCCTTTAGACTCTGTTCGACCTCAGATCAGGCCTGATGAGGTTTTTGCTTTGGGTGACGCGGAGGCTGCGAAGATTGATTACACACCGGACTATGGTTCGATGGGGTTTGGAGAGCGTGGTCGTGGTGGTCGTGGTGGTCCGGGTGCTCTTCAATATCCGGGTAATCCATTGCAGGCTCTTGTTGATTTAAGGGACACGGTTCCTTCGGCCTTATCGGCTGGAGAGCGTTTACAGGCTAATCAGTTTGAAAACAGCAATAACTACAACGAATACTTTAATTATGATCCGTCTGGTAGTTATGATGTTGCACAGGCTGGTCCGGGATTCCCTGGTGGCGGGGGCGGCAGTACTTTAACGCCGGCGTCTTCTTTAGTTGATATGTTGACCAATCCTCGTCTTGGTTACGAGGCTGGGCAGGACTTTGTCACGTCTCTTCAGGATATTGCTCCGAGTTTAAGGCCGCTTAGGGAAGGGATTAGCGACGAGTTTTATGGTCGCACTTCGGAACCTAGGGTTAATGTTCAGGAAACTATGGCCGCTGCGGATGCAAAGGTGCCCACTAGTGCTGAGAGCATGTTGAAAATTGCTTCCGAGATTATTCCGGGAATAACCGAGGGTATATCAGATGCAGCCAGAGGTGCTGAGGTATTTGCTCAAGAAGTTCAAGATCAGGGTTTTTGGAAGGGTTCAATGCCTACAGGCTCCGGGGTATTACCTGCTATAGCTAACTACGCTGCGGGTCAGTTTTTGACCCCCCAAGCAGAACTCGACCAAAGAATACTGGAACGTCCAGAAAATATAGAAACTCCTTCGTCAAACGTAATGGGAACGATATCTGAAGGTTTTTCCGATGCCACGGCTTTGATAGACAGATTATTAGGCACTGGAGACATCAGTCAACTGGAAACAACCAACCCCACAGGCACCCTTAGAGAACAAACTGAAGGCCTTTTTATCGATGGCACCCCCGAACAATTCGGTGGTCAGATTGCAAGAGAGGCTGGTGACGTTTTCTTGGACATGGGATTGGCTACCTTGGGTCCTGTAGGCATGGCTGGCGGGGCGGTAAAAAACGCTGCAGAACAGCTTGCAGGGCAAGAACCTGCAATCCAAAACAAAATAGGGGAGTTGTATAAATCGGGGGCTTTGGATAACAATGAGGTGTATAAGCAAGCTCTCGAATCGACTATAAGTACTGAATTTCCTGTAGGGAATCCAGAACTTGCCTTGAAAAACATATCGTCTATCGCATTTAATAGAAATCCAGGCAAGGTTGCATCAACGGGGGCTTTGGATATGGCAGCCTCACTTATTCCTGCTGGCTATGCAGCTAGACTGGGCCTAGCGGGGGCTACGGAAACTGGTCAAGGGGCTGCGGAAAATGCGTTAGCTATTGAGGCTATTAATTCTGTGTTAGGCACAAAGATCCCCCTAACAGAGGATATTGTAGCGGCGGCGTTGAATGAAGGGGCTGCGGGATTAGGTTCTGCAACCGTTGCTGCTGGTGTGAATACTTTACAGAATGCTGTATCAAGCCGCCAGAATAAGGAGATGACTGAAGCTGTTGACGCGAGTGACGCTGCAATGGGCAATCTTCCGGGTCCTGCCGCCTCACTTGTCAGCGCGGGAGAATTGAGCCTTGCTCCTGCTCCTGCTCCTGTTCCGGCACCTTCCACATCTCCGGCTACCGGAACGGCTCCAGGCACCTTGGCTCCTGCGGTTCCTACTTCGGGCCAGGCTCCAGTGCAGGTAGCTACGCCTAGAGGAATCGAGACTGTTGCTCCGGATCAAATAGCGTATGATCCAACGATATCCACATCTTCGGGGAAACTTGCAAATAGTACCGTGAAATCATCTTTTAGTCCCCCGACTCCGACTCCGGCCACGTCTATAGATGCAATGGCGGCACAGGAGATTCTAAACGAGCTTGCTCGTGAAGCGAGTTTTTCGGGTGAACAGGTTTCTCCTGAGATTTTAGACAATATAATGGAAGCTACTAATCTTGATATGAATGATATAGGGTCCATGATGGAGCAGGCCTACAACGAGGCATCCGCCGATACGGCTACCCAGAGCAATATGCGAACTCCCAAGTCTGCTGGCGCCGCGGCTGGTAGCAGCGGTGTGACGGATGCAATACTGAGGAAAAACCCTGAGTACTTGCCTTTTGGTTATGACTTTAATCTTCGGGGTGATCTTGAGACTACACTTCAGGACATAGCGTTTGAGCAAGGTGAGGCTAACCGTGCTGCCGGCAACCCTGAGTTAGGCGCCACTGACGCAGATGCTGGTGTTGTTCCCAAGACCAAGGAGGATTTAAGCCGGTTTTTAATTGAGGATTTGGGTAAGTTTAGACCGTATGGGTCTACCGTTCCGACTGCGATGGATACGCCTCAACGTCAGTTAAAGCGCCAACAGGATAATATTGAACGCGCTGAGAACAACCGCGCTAAGACGCAGGCAGAGGCGGAAGCTGTTGCTGGCATGGAGGCCGCGGATCTTTCCTTGCCGGTTGATCCTGGTGGGGTCGCGTCTCTTCAGAACTTTGACACACAGGGTATACCGTTAGTGGATAGTCCGGCAGCGCAGGCTGATCGGCGCAGGACGATTGCCAATCGTTTAAAGGGTGAAGCGGAGGCCGCGGCGATGGCTCCGTTAAATACAGCGCAAGATGCCCTAGATGCTGTAGTTGATCCAGTTCCTGCAGCGATAAAGTCTGTTGAGGCGCAACGTGCTGAGATGCTAGAAGCTAATAAAACGTATCAAGACTACATACAAACTAAGGCTAGGTTGGATGCCGTAAACGCAGCTATTAAAGATGGTGCGGGACAATTTGGTCCTAATGGAACTGGGGATCCTAACCCTAAGCAAGTCGATTTTGAGCAAGCGATTGCCAACAACCAGTTCGGGGATGCAGACAGTCTTGTAGTGGATTCACCCCCTACTATTATTGATCCTAATCTTGAGCAAGTCGATTTTGAGCAAGCGAATGCCAACAACCAGTTCGGGGATGCAGGCAGTCTTGCAGTGGATTCACCCCTTACTATTATTCGGGATGGCGCGGCTCCCCCTGCTTCGGATGCTCAGAACCCAGTAGTGGATCCGGAGATGAGTTTTGACGAGGTGGTGTCAATCATTAATGCGGAGGGATCTCCTAATATTATTCGGGATGGCGAGGCTCTCCCTCCTTCGGATGTTGAAACCCCAGTAGAGAACCCTGAAATGAGTTTTGAAGAGGCGGTGACAATCATTGATGCGGAGGGGTCTGCAGTTCCAGAGGCGGAGGTGGATGCGGAAGGCAACACGGTGATCGAAGTTGCACAGGTTCCTGCAATAGTACCTACAACGGTTCCGCAGGCCGGAATTAAAACCAACCCATCTAGTGAAATTCTTGAGGGTGACATTTTGTATGAGATGGGGCCATACAAAAATGCGGAGGAAGAAAAGGCCGAGGGGGTCACTATAGATGTTGACGGAACTTTCGACGGGGAAATTCTCAACCCAGAGATTTCCACAGATGTGAATGGAACGAATCCGGATGGTAGCGTAACTAGTGACCTTGATGCCCAGACAGATCCGAGCACACCAGCAATTTCTCCCCCACCTCAAAATACCGACCCCAGTACTGAGCCTACGACCAACACCACTGCAAGGCCTCTGATTGAGGTTGAGGTTGATGG